GACTGCCGTTTAACTAAAAAAGAAGGGAGAGGTTTGAGGTGATTATTGTAAGACAGGATAGAAACGCCTTTTACAATTGGGACAATGTAGTTGACATTTACATTAACGGACTTTCAAGAACAGAAATATTATTAAAACACGTTAAAGGCTCAAACGAGTCGACTGATTACCCAATTGGCAAATATAAGAACGCAGAAAATGCCAAGGCAGCATTCGAGAAACTTATAGAGAACATTTCAAAAGAAATTCCACTTGTTGTTGTGCGAACCGATGAAGAAATTGAGAAAAGCATTCACCGGGGGACAGAATCAAGCTCAGAAGAGGAATAGGATGCATCCAAATAAATTTTTTTAAGGAGTGTGATCTGCGAAGCTTTTTAAAGCGGCAACATACGTATTTAACAATAGTTACGAATATACAAGAAGATACCGGGAATTTGTGAAGAAATTAAAAGAAGAAAATCAAGCGGAAGAAGGAAAAATATTTGAAAGCGATTAACGAACAAATTACATCAGTTTATGACCGAATGCCCTTTGAGATTACTGATTTGGTTGCCTATGTCGATGGAAGCTACGATCAGTCTACCCAGTGCTTCTCCTATGGCATGGTAATATTGGAAAATGGCGAAGAAAAAACCTTTAACAAAAGCTTTTCTGATCCAAGCCTTGCAGGTATGAGAAACGTAGCAGGTGAGATCATGGGAGCTAGAGCTGCGATAGAGTATGCCATCAAAAACAATAAGAAGGGACTTGTTATACGTTATGATTATGATGGAATAGCAAACTGGCCACTTGGAAAATGGAGTGCAAACAAAGAAGCAACAAAGTCATATGTAAAATTTGTAAGAGATGCTGTGCAAAAAGTTCAAATCACCTTTGAGAAGATCAAAGCGCATTCTGGCGACAAGTATAATGACTATGCTGACAAGCTTGCAAAACAAGCATTAGGGTTGGGTAAGTAGGAGAAAGATATGAGCAGAAGTAAAATATATGGAATAAGGAGTGATTATACAGGAACGGTGCTTTTTGAATATCCCAATTCATGGCTTTTCTCTCCCAATATATGGGAAATGCTGCCGAATAAATATATTCCAGACTACATCGAGACTCCGTATGGATACAAGCTAATGATTATTGAACCGCATTATGGCCCCAAAGTATGGTCAAAAACAAATGAAAAGGTTAATAATTGTGATAATACACCAGATAGAGTATGTTGGGAACTTTCTAATCAGAATATTTTTTCTACCAATGACAAAGACTTAATAGCGGATTCAATTATTAAGTTTATGGAACAGAATATCCAATATCTGGAAGCTTCAAAACCAGAGAATATCATTAAACGTTTTTCGGAAATTGCGAGTAACATTAGGTCTATTGACGAAAAAGAGTATCCGTATTTTGTTTTTAAAAATACTACCTGTGATGATGGAGTGGAGAACTGGTTTGAAAAATACGATGAGGAGACCGGGGAATACATTGAATGCTCAATGATTCAAAACAGCGATCACTTTCTGGCAGAATTTGTACTTTTCAAGGATGGAAAGATTGATAAATTCGTAAGCAACGAGGATTATTTTAAAGAAAAAACTATGGCGGAGGTATAAAAATGTCAATGGTATCAAGCTACGCATTAAAGGATAAGAAGTGCATTTCGGTAAATATTTATAGCACTGACGCAGCTGTAATTCTTCGTGACTTCCTTATCAGGGTGGCTAGCAGCAGGTTGGAAAAAGGAAAATTCAGCGAAGCAGAAGTGGCACTCCACGATGCAAACGAGCTTACAGCAGCCATGGAAGAAGCCTTTGGGGAAAAATCCAATGGATAAAGAAGGATGGTGCAGACCTAAAGTATGGCGCCAATATATATTTGGCGATCAATGTTGGATAAGCTGCTTACCGCAGCAAAGGTGGCAGTTTAAACGTGAGAAAGCAGGTGAAGTTACCATTTTTAGTGAAAAACGGCACATTTGGCTCCGGGTCACAGCAGAAGATTTTGAGCAGCGCTGGAAGGAGGTGTAAGCGATGAATAAACGACAGAGAAAGAAGCGGTTCAAGAAGATTCACAGCATGAATCCAAGGGATTATTTCATGAAAAGCGAAAATGCTCCGAATAAAGTTATAGTTTTTGTTAATTCGAGTAAAATGATCAGATGGTTATGCAAAATGGATGGCGAAACTTGGGAAATTTGTAGAGAGTGGTGGGGACAGTCAAATGAATAAAAGGCAGAAAAAGAAGCGATTCAAGAAACTTTATGGCATGAATCCAAAGCAGTATCAGCAGGCTATGCAACTGGTATCGCTTGAAGAACCATTGGAAAAATTTATGGATTCAGAAACGGCTACATTTACAGATTTGGGGAGTTGCTTTGAAAGAATTAAAGATGGACTGCAAAAATCAGTTTCTGCTTTGGGAAAATTGAGCTGCGAATCGTTCTATTTTTGGGTAGAGCAAATTGAAAAGGGGCTGAAAAAACGAAGATAAAAATGAAGTTTGAACGAACTAAAAGCATGACCTACTATTATTGCCCGATTTGTATGCTGAACTCCACAAATAAAGCAGAAATAGAAAAACATTTCCGTGAAGGACATCAAGTAAAAGTAAAAAAATACATACATTGCAATATTTGCGGAGAAGGTTGGGATGTACAGGCATTTGGAGAAGAGGGCGCCAGAAAGCGAGCAGAGCAATGCTGCCAAAGCCATATTGATAATGGGAAAGCAGATCGGGAAGCCAGCATAAGCTATTTTTATTCACATGGTCGGTTTGGCTATGTAAAAAGTGTGAAAGGAGGAGAGAGTGTGGAAAATAATCATATTAAGAAAATAGAGGTTGTTGATGAATGAATACAAGAACATTGCAAAGGCAAAAGCCATAGAGCAGGAGAACAAGAAGCGGCTGTTGAAAATCAATCCCCAGCTGAACGATGAAAGCGGAATCTACATTTTGACCAGAAGGGATGAGAACGGTTTCCGGTTTGCGTATATCGGGCAAGCCGTGCACATACTTAGCAGATTGGCGAGTCATATGGCTGGCTATAAACAGCACATAGACCTGAGCCTAAAAAAGCACAAACTGTATTCAGAGGGCAATCCTTATGGATGGAAGGTTGAACACATGAACGTTCCTCTTGATCAGCTTGACGAACAGGAAAAGTATTACATCAGATTTTATGCAGAAAATGGCTATCAGCTTCGGAATGTTAGCCTGGGTGGACAGGGTGAAAACCGTTCAAGTGGAACTATAGGAGACAGAAAGCAGCCTAGAACCTATTCAGAGGGCATACAGCAAGGTAAGAAGTCGTTAGCTAAGGAATTATCGTCTATTGCTGAGAAACACCTTACAATTGCTGTCAAGCCCGAAAAACAGGGCAACAAAGTTTCAGAGCGTCAGAGAGATAAGTTTATGGAGCTTATCAGTGTTGAGAACTACGAGGAAGGAGATAATTTTGCAGGATAAATATTTAAGCGTAATAACAAACTTTGGCTGTCACTACAGCTGCCCGTATTACATTGTTAAGAATAACAACCTGAATATTCCAAAGTCAACGGTTAAGGGACTTAGCAGATTACATAATGAAATATTAAACAATCATGTCAATTGGGTTTCTATTTCTGGTGGTGGTGATCCACTGTGGGAATATGAGAATCATGAGCGTTGGTGGAAACATTTCTTTCAACAAGTTCCATTAGCAGTCCATTTAGAATTGCACACATCCATTCTGAATATTGAACAGGATCTAAAAGAGCAGTTTGACCGCATTGTATACCATCTCCATACATTTGAACAGTTGAAACACGTAAAAAGGTCTGATGGCGGAGTTTTTAAAGATTGTTAGAGTAGTATTCGTGGTGACAGAGAATTTTACTGAGGACTTGATTGATAAGATCGCGAAATACTGCAATGAATCGCCAGAAATTGACGAGTTGAGTTTTCGCCAGATGGTGGATGACCACTACAAATCAACTAATTACTGCGCAGAGTATTTAAGAGCAGGGCATAAGGACAAATGGTGGTATATCGAGCAGTGTGATTATAACCTGTATTATTGTGAAAACAAAATATACACGGAATATCACAAGATTGGAGAAGAATTATAAAAAGCGCTGTGGGGGGTTAGTTGCTGCGGCAGCT